ATAAAATCAACCAGGACAATATAATTCCATAAAAATAACATATTTCTTCGGTCAACGCCGGAAAATCCAATTGATATTGGGGAATTGAATATACGACGCAGTCATTTACTGTAATATCTTTGGCTTCAATCCAGTCAAATCGGGTCAAACCACTATCTAAATCATGTTGTATTTCGAGTTCACCTTTGTCCGCGTAATTTTGCAATACATATATAGGATGTTCAGGGGTAATCGATAATGGATTCGACAAATAGTTGAATAATGTGATTTCGAGTATAGGTCCGGACCACGAGTGTTCTAATACATTTTCGATAGTTTCCAACTTTCCGGTGCGATTAAATATTTCGGTAATTCCGGAAACACATTTTGATATATGCATGGGTCCTTGTTTGGTATATATAATAGTATCGGGTAAGACACATTGGTCGACATATTTTGCCGTATTGTTAAATACCTTCAACATGGGGACAATACCATTCGATGAACCGTTTGTTCCGCGAATATGACTGCCCGATGCACGAATATTATGGATATGTAGACCGATGCCACCGGCCCATTTAGAAATCAGTGCACAATCTTTGAGTGTATTGTATATACCTTCAATACTATCCTTCTCCATTGCCAATAAAAAACAGGAACTTAATTGCGGATGTGGTGTTCCGGCATTAAATAGGGTGGGTGTAGCATGGGTGAAGTATTTTTGGGACATATATTCATATGTCTTGCGAATTTGTTCTAAATTGTCGCCATGTATTCCTATAGAGACACGTAACCACATATGTTGTGGACGTTCGACGGTTACTTTGTTAATTTGCATCAAATACGCGCGTTCAAGTGTTTTAAAGCCAAAATAATCGATTAAATAATCGCGCTGATAATCCAATATATTGTCCCATTCGTCCTTGTATTTTTGAACGACTTCATACAATAAATCGGATACTAAGGGTGAGGATTTGTCATGAGTATCTTTATAGTCATATAATGAGGTCATTACATCTATAAATGAGCTCGAAGTATTTTTATGGTGATTTGAAATAGTGATACGCCCGGCCAATACATTATAATCGGGGTGGGTAGATGCCAAAGATGCACACTGTTGTGCACTCAATTCGTCTATTTTTGTAGTAGATATTCCATTATATAATTGGTCAATGACTTTCATGGCTAAAGTTGTATAGTTGATTTTTATACCGACTTCTGTTCCAATGGTTCGAATTCGACGTAAAATCTTGTCAAATGCGACTGTCTCCAGTTCACCATTGCGTTTCTTGACTAACATTTCATCGTCAAAATCATTCGAAAATGTCTTTGATTTTTCCATAAAAAATATATACATATATACCAGATTATTGTTTATATCATTTTACGTAGTCATTATATATTATTATCTTCATTTGATTGCGCTGCATTTTCAATCTCATGGTCTAACTTGATTAAACATATTCCTCCGCTAAACGACATATTTTTTATTGTTTTTGATTCGTCGAAGGAACCGGACCGGGACCCTTGTCTAAGTCCATCACTCGGCCCTTGTGCCGTTCCTTGGCCCGTTTCTTGGCCATTTTCTGCAATATTTTCGGACCGGGTTCGTTTTTTGCTGGCCCTATGTTCATATCCCGAGATTCGTTCTTTTTCTATAGTGGCCCATGCCTCTTCTATTTTTGGAACAGCTGCTGAAAACCATTTGCGATTACGTTTCACTAATATACATGAATATTCATCTAAATACCAGTAGATGACTTTATAGAGTGCGTGGGTGTTTTTCATTTCATTTTTTTTACTTTTTATCCATTCATTAATTTCGTTTTTTTCAATGGCTATATCTAGAGGCATATAAACATAATATGGAGCACTATCTATGAAATCATTTTTGATAAAGTGTAGTATGATACCGCGAACGACTTCTTTATCTTCTGTTTCATGGGCCTGCACAGGGACCTGTTCCGGGGCATCGACGATAGTATTGTTTGGCGCCATTTGGTCCCGGGTCTCAATAATAATGTTTTCTAAAGGTGAACTTACTTCTGCATCCGTGGCCGTATCTATTTTTTCGACCAATATATTGCTGGAGCGAATATCGGCATAAAACATTGCTTCGTTTTCATATTCTTTGAATCGTGTTTCTAAGAAATCGCATTCGTCCAAATCACATGTTTCTAATTGAACCTGCATTTGAATCCAATATTCCTCTTTTGGAATACCAGTAATTTCGCGATTCACTATATTTTTGATTTCGAGCATACGACCATATCGTTGACTGGTGGTATCATTTACAATTCCGTCCGGAGATGCGCCAATACATTTATATTTGGGATGTTGAATACAACCAAAGGAATCAACCACCGTTCCATACATTTGTTCATATAGCATAATACTTACGGGTTCGTATTTCACGCCCCAATGTAAGGAGGAATCGGTATTGACAAAAGATGTTGCACTGGTCGTTCCACCGGACTCGAATGGCACGCATTTTTCATAAATAATACTATTATATTGCGATTCACTGCCAAATACCTTCCATATATTACTCGCTGTAATCATACTATGTCGATATTCATACCATTCTTGTGATTTTTGGGCAGGTTGATACGCGTTTTTCAAGTCAATCATTTTTTTTTCTATGTTTTCGATATTTGGCACTTCATTTACGGATGAGGTTGGATATTGACGGGGTGGAATATCATAATTTTCAAAGAAATCGCCGGTGACTTCATCTACGAAATCTTCAATTTCTTCATACATTTCTTCCGTTTTTTCACAAATACCCGCGTCTGTCCATTGTTCATACAATACTTCTACGATTTGATGTAACATTTCGTTATAGAAATCGGGTGAAGACATATGTAATATTTCATTTGAAATATATTCGTCAATGAGTTCGGATACGGTGCATTGCAATTCGTAATATTCGTCGCTATCGGGCTCTACAAATGATACCATGTTTATTATATAGATGTATATAACTACATACATTTATATGATTTAATTTCAATTTTATGTGGGATTTCATTCTTCCTTCTTATCTTCTACATTTTTTTCACTAATTCGTTTCGGTGTTAACGATTTCAACGTGGAGACGCGTTTAGCATCCATATTTTTCAAAGTAAAACTGTGATTTTCCGTATTGAAATGTAAGGCCGGAATACTGATTAATTCGCGTTTTTCTTTATCATATACCACGTCCTTTGTTTTTTGCAATTTTGCTTTTTCTAAACAATTCACGAAAAATTGTTTCAACGATTTAATTTCTTTCACCGGTAATCCGTGTTCCTTGCCATATTTTTCGGCAAATATGTGCAATTTTTGTATTTTAACCGTTTTGTCCAATTTGTTCCATGGGTCGGCCTTGTTTTTTTGTTTCTCCTTTTCTAATAATTCATCAATCGCATGATAGGTCAAATCGTCAAAGGAGGATGATTGTGGAATAATAGATTTATATTTGGCATTCGCTAATGTATTATCTGGTGTAGGGTTTGGCGTAGCCACCGTTTGCACTTCATTTGTTTTAAACATAGTTATTATGGATTCTCTTTATGTTATATTATAAAATAATGTTTATTATCTTTTTTATAAATATATTATACATTATATAAATGTCAACTACCAAAATAATTCGATTACCTATTGAAGAAAATATAGTAGAAAATAAGAGTAAAAATAGTAAAGAAGAAAGAGAGAATCTTAAAATAACGAAAAAGGCCGAAAAATCGAAACGGGTAATTACCGAATCAAAAACCTGGAATTTTGGGGAGGAGGAACTAACCTATGAAAATATATACAATATATTGCTAGAAATTGAGCGGAAGACAATCAGCGAAAACATACACAAACGTATTTTACAGCAGTTGAGTCAAAAAATGTCGGGGTATAAGGCGCAGGATATACAAAAAGGTCTATTTGAACCGGATAAATTTGTAGATTTAGAGAGAATTGTCGAATTATTAATCAAATGTAATTTAGAATGTTTTTATTGTAAAAACAAGGTCCAAGTATTATACGAATATGTTCGCGAACCGGGGCAATGGACCCTCGACCGAATAGACAATGATTATGGACATAACAAAGATAATTTAGAGGTGGCATGTCTGCAATGTAATATTCGGCGACGGACCATGTATGCAGAACGATATGTTTTCACCAAACAATTGAAAATAATTAAAAAGGTCTAAGCTCTAACAAGTTGCAATATATTTAGTTTTTTAGTAATAAATTAAATATAGATATATGTTAGATGACACCCCCTTATCTAGATATCATTTATCCCTTCATCATATTTTTCATATTATTCATTTTGAATCGACAATTTCAATGTAGGTATAGTCATATATTCGAAAAAAGTATCGGTTTGATATTGGTGATATGGTATACGCTTATTGATATTAAATATGGCATAGCGTTCGGTATCATGTATATGGTTTATTTGATGCGATGGAATCATAATTTTGTAATTGAAGGATTAGAGAATATAAAAGATGGTGTTGAATTTATAATTGATGAACCAAAAGAACCAATTACTACTGATAAAAAATATACAGCAATCATCATTGAACCTCGAAATCATAAAGCATTAGAATTTGTATTGAATAATTTTATGGAAAACTTAAGCGATGATTGGGGATTTATTATTTTTCATAGCAACACGAATAAAACTATGGTTGAAAATATAATGGAACAACCACTATCGAAATATAAAAATAAAACAACATTAATCAATTTAAATGTCGATGGTAAAGATTTTACTATTAAAGAATATTCTACATTATTTTATCATGAAAACTTTTATAAATATATTCCCACAGAAACGTTTTTAATTTTTCAAACAGATAGTATGATTTTAAAAGAAAATAAAGATAAGATTAATGATTTTATGGAATATGATTATGTAGGTGCACCTTGGCCAAAAACAATGGGAATATTAGGTAAAATGCAAGTAGGCAATGGAGGATTGTCACTACGAAAAAAAAGCAAAATGATAGAATTACTTAAATATAAGGATAAAGGAATAGATACAGAATATCCAAGGTTATGTGGTAAATATATTGCAGAGGACCAATTTTTTAATGGATATCTTGTTAAAGATATAACTGTATATAAACCTTCTATTGAAAAAGCAAAAGAGTTCTCAATAGAAGCTATATATTACGAACATCCATTTGGTATTCACAAATGTTGGAACTGGTTAAATCATAATCAATTAAATATATTAAAACATAAATATCCTGATATAAATAAACTAATAAAATTGAATATGCAAATAATAGAACCCAAAAAAGAAAATAAAATAGCGGTGATTACTTCTATATACGGTAATTATGATAATTTAAAAGAACATAATATTTTGAATAAAGATAAAGTAGATTGGTATTGTTTTACAGACGGAAATATTGAAAGTAACTTTTGGAAAATAATAAAAACACCATATCATAATAATTACCCTGATAACATAAATTATAATAATTATAAAAACTTTTATTTAAATATAAAGGATAATGAAACTAAAAATATGATGTGTGCCAAATTTTATAAAATAAAATCACACGAAATAGATATTTTAAAAAAATATGATTATTTTATATGGATAGATGGTTCAATAATATTACAAAAAGATTTTATAAATAATATTTTATCCCTAATTAATAATAATAAATTGATAAACTTTAAACATTCTCAACGAAATAATATTAAAGATGAATTAAATATATCTTTGAAATTACCAAAATATAATAATCAAAAATTAAAGTATCAATATGATGAATATATTAAACAACAGTTTCCAGACAATGTAGGACTTTATGAAAATGGTATTATAATACGAAAAAATGATAGTAAAATCAATAATTTATTTAATGATTGGTGGATAGAAATTTTAAAATATTCATTTCAAGACCAAATATCATATCCATATGTTCTGTGGAAAAATAATATTTTACCGGATTATGTAATTAATGAAAATATTTACAATAATAAAAAATATTCATATATTGATTATAATCTAATGAAAAATCATTAAATCCTTCTAAAAAAACATAGAAAGACCCCCTTATTTATATTCATATCTCTCAACCATGAATATAAATACTACCGATTATTTACCTATCCATAAAAATATTCAAGACAAACTCGATTTTTTTCATAAAACCAATAAAATACCCCATATTATTATTCACGGCTCTTCCGGCACCGGTAAAAAAACAATTATTCACAATTTCCTTCATAAAATATACAATGGAGACAAACAAAAAATCAAATCCAATGTCATGTTTGTAAACTGCGCTCACGGCAAAGGTATCAAATTTATAAGAGAAGAGCTCAAATTTTTCGCCAAATCGAACATCCAATCTAGTGCCGGGGTTCCCTTCAAATCGATTGTCCTTTTTAACGCGGATTTTTTGACCATTGATGCTCAATCGGCACTTCGGCGATGCATCGAATTATTCAGTTATAATACCCGATTTTTTATTGTAGTTGAAAATAAACACCGATTGCTAAACCCCATATTGTCCCGTTTCTGTGAAATATGTGTGCCGGAATATATCGACGGAGAGGGCAATACGATTAATTTACACCAATATAATTTAAACAAAAAATTCCATTTGGAAGAATACGAACAAGAGAAATGTGCGTGGATAAATACCAAAATGGCGGAATTAAATGATACGGCAGAGGTTGGACACGTCGATTTATTGGAATTATCGACCGAAATGTATGAACACGGATTTTCGTGTTTAGATTTAGTCAATTGGTTGAATATAAATCATTTGGCGAAATGGACGGATTTAGAAAAAGCGTCCATCCTCATGCATTATCAAACGCGAAAAAGTGAATTCCGTTGTGAAAAAATGTTGTTATTTCATTTATTAGATATAATGTTTTTTCGTTCAAATACAATTTAAAAAATAGTATAGTAATTTAGAAAATGGACGATTTTGTCATATCCAATTTACATGAATCCAGAAATGAATGGTGCAGTCGTTTAGTGAGTATTTTTTCACCATTAGTCATTGACGGTATTCGTTCCATATTTAACGAATCTTGGAAAATGTGTTTAGACAACAATGAACCCGATAAATATTTAATGACCTTTCAAAATCTACTCTCTCGTATTCCTAAATGGAATTCGGTCATTGTAGAGGAAGAGCGTAAACGTATCATTGAGAGAAGTGGTTGCAACTATTTAGAGGATTTAATTACCTGCGTCCATATCATACAATTGAAGGTATTAACTTGTATAAGAGTTGGAAACAAACAAAAGAAAATAGATATTTCCATTCCAAATTTAGACCATTTTATTCATAAAGTATATATCCACGTTGCTCGTAAAGTGTATACAAATGTTTATTTATTCGAAAAGAATATAACTCCATTGCAAACCCAGAAAAACAATCGTGAGTTGGAGCAAGTGATTCAAGAATGCATATTGACCGCCATTCGCGAGAGCATACCTACCGAAGCCATTATTCGGGCGTATATGGAGGAGAGCGTTGAACAAGAAGAAGAAGTCATTATTGAAAAATTGGAAGACCCTATTGTTGAAGCCGGAGCAAAGGACGCGAGTGAATCTGCACAGGAGCATAGTGATGTAGATACTGATTCGAGCGATTCCGCTCCACCCATGGTTCCATCTATACAAAATATTGACAACGAACCGGTCATTACCCGTTTAACATTTAATGATTATGACGCTGTATTAAACGAAGATAATAAGGTCGATAACGTAAATGCGCCAAAAACAATCGAACGTTTAGAAGAGATTAGCACATCGAGAGCCATCCAACGTAAATTAGACGAAGAAAGTAGCGATGAGGAGGATGACCGTATCAAAATTCATACGAGTGAAGCCATAGATTTAAGTGGTTTCGAGGTATTAGACGAGGTAAAACCATCTTCCAATGGGTTTGATATTCCTTTATTAGATTTTGAAGAATTACCTTAATGCGTCATATATGCAATAATAATTTTTCATAATTTAATATACCTCTATGGAACAAGTGTTTATCGTATCTTTTTTAGTGACTTTTCTTTTTTGTGTTGTCAAATTTTTGGAAGCAAAATATTTAGACAAACAATGGAAACCGTTGAAATTCTTTGTGCGCGACGCGATTATTGTATTTTCTAGTGCAATCGTAGCATCTATCATGTTTTTTTATAATCAAGGTGCAATTAGTGAATTTTTCAATGTGGTTACAGAGACGACTGCATTAAATAGTTCTACGACTCAAGTATTTACTGATGCGCCTGAATTTTAATTTTTAATATTTATGATATATATAGGAATATGTCACAAATAGATTCAATTATTTTAGAACAAAAAAAGTTGTTACAAGAAAAGGAGAAAAAGGAAAAAAAAGAGAAAAAGGAAAAAAAAGAGAAAAAGCAAAAGAAAGAAGACGATAGTCCTAGTAAAAAAGCAAAACGTGTCACGAAAAAGAAAAAAGAAAAGGAGGATTTACCGAAATCACCTTCTCTCGTAAAAATGGGGCCCCGATTAAACGAAACATTAGCAGATTTAATGGAAGAATTATCCGTATTAATGGCCAAAAAAGGTGATAATATCCGTTCACGTGTATATAAACGTGCACAAGAGAGCATTATGGCGTATACCGATGATATTACGGATATTCGTCAACTAAGAGGACATCCGGGAATTGGACCTACCATCATGGAAAAGTTCAAGGAATATGTGGATACTGGTAAATTAGATGTATTAGAACGAGAGAAGAACAATCCCGAATATATTTTGAGCAATGTATATGGCATTGGTCCGGTAAAGGCGAGAGAACTCGTCAACAAAGAAGGTATTACAAATATAGAGGATTTAAGGAGAATACAAGATTCTGTATTAAATGTAGTGCAAAAGATTGGCCTCAAATATTACGAGGATATTCAAGAGCGTATTCCTAGAAACGAAATTGATAAATATAATGACATATTTGAAAATACCATGAAAAAAGCGGGAGATGAACATTCTAAATATGAAATTGTTGGTAGTTATAGAAGAAAAAAACCGGATTCGGGAGATATTGACGTGATTATTACCGCGGAAGACCCTGCTGTATTTGAAAAATTCATTAATCATTTACTAGAAGAACGAGTCATTACGAATGTATTGTCGAGAGGTAAAAACAAATCATTAGTCATTGCTAAAATTCCTAGCAGTAAATTTCATAGACGGGTCGATTTTTTATATGCTAGACCAAGTGAATACCCGTTTGCAGTATTGTATTTTACCGGTAGCAAAGCATTCAATACAGTGATGCGCGGTCATGCACTGAAACGTGGATTTTCCCTAAATGAACATGGTATTTCAAAAATGGTTGATAACAAAAAGGGAGAATTCGTTGAACATGCATTTACTACAGAGCGTGATATATTTGATTTTTTGAAATTGGAATATAAAGAGCCAGAAGAACGGATTGATGGAAGGGCGGTTATTTCTAAATCAAAATCGCCTAAAGATGTCGTTCCCAATGAACCAATCTCTCAAAATATTACTAAAAAGAAGAGGGCATATAAGAAAAAAGTACCCGATGTTTCTCCTAAAGAACCAGAATCAATCTCTCAAAAATCTCCTAAAGAAGCCATTTTGAATGAACCAATCTCTCAAAATATTACTAAAAAGAAGAGAGGTCCCAAGAAAAAACTTGTAATACTTCCCGAACTTCCTCCTAAAGAATCCGGTTTAGAGGATTATCTTAAAAAAGAAGGATTTGTAGAATTAGTTCCTGAAAATCCTCCTAAAGATTCTGTTTTTATAGACCCCTTCTCTCAAAATCCTCCTAAAGAATCGATTGTGGAAAAAAAGAATACTACTAAAAAAAATAGAGTTCCTAAAGAACCCAAGGCAAAGAAATCGCCTAAAATGAAAAAGGAAAGGGTAAAAAAAGGAAAGGAGGAAAAAGCAAAAGAGGAAAAAGATATAAATATTTCTAAAGTAGTTACTATAGAAGACATTCCAAAAGGAGATATGATAGAAACTAAAAAACACATCCATGATTTCAAAGAAACCGGTATTTCCGTATTGGATTCACTCAATGAAAAGCAATTAAGTGAAATGATAGCATTAGCGAGTGATGCATATTATAATGAAAAAATCATACTTATGACGGATAATGAATATGATATTGTCAAAGAATACATCGAACGAAAATTCCCTAAAAATGAAGCCATTGAACAAATCGGCGCTCCGGTAAAAAAGAATAAAGTCACACTTCCATTTGAAATGCCTTCTATGGATAAAATCAAACCCGATTCAAATGCTCTTGCCACGTGGACCGGAAAATACAAAGGCCCTTACGTTTTATCCTGTAAATTGGATGGAGTCAGTGGTATGTATTCCACAGTAAATGATGAACCTAAATTATATACTCGGGGAGACGGTAAAATCGGCCAAGATATTAGTCATTTAATACCGGTTCTAAATTTACCCAAAGAAAAAGGATGGGTTGTCCGTGGAGAATTCATTATTCCTAAACAAGTATTCGAAGAAAAATACAAATCATCCTTCGCCAATCCGCGTAATTTAGTATCGGGGATTATCAATAGCAAATCAGTCGATGAAAAGGCCAAGGATTTACATTTTGTCACCTATGAAATTATACAACCTGTCATGAAACCAAGTGAACAACTCGCCAAATTGGTCGAATTGAAACACGAGGTCGTCATGAACAATACATTGACTGTCGTATCCAATGAATTATTATCCCAAATCTTAGTGGATTGGCGAACCAATTATATGTATGAAATCGACGGCGTCATCGTTACCAATGATGAAATATATGAACGTATCTCGGGTAACCCCGACCACGCTTTCGCGTTCAAAATGGTATTATTGGACCAAATGGCCGAAGCAAAAGTGGTGGATGTTATCTGGGAAGCGAGTAAGAGTGGATATTTGAAGCCCCGGGTCCGTATTGAACCTATCCGGTTGGGCGGTGTGACCATTGAATATGCAACCGGTTTCAATGGCAAATTTATAGAGGATAATAAGATTGGTATTGGAGCATTAATCCAAATGATACGCAGTGGTGATGTTATACCATATATAAAATCGGTCACCATGCCCGCCGAAAAAGCGAAGATGCCAAGTGTTCCATATGTTTGGACCGATACTCACGTAGATGTAGTATTGGAAGATATCAAGGGTGACGTCACCGTTTTAGAGAAAAATATTACCCAATTTTTTGTCGAATTAGGCGTGGATGGATTATCCGGTGGAAATGTGAAACGAATTATGAAGGCGGGCTATAATAGTGTGGGTAAAATATTGAAAATGAGCAAAGCCGACTTTGAAAAAGTGGAAGGGTTCAAAGCGAAAATGATTGACAAAATATACGATGGAATTCATGAGAAAGTGGACAAGGCATCGCTATTAGATATTATGGCGGCGTCGAATACACTTGGTCGCGGTCTAGGAATGAAAAAGTTGAAACCCATGATGGATGCATTCCCTGATATATTGACATCGACGGACTCGGCCGAATCAAAGATTGCCAAATTACAAACAATTCATGGGGTAGGTGCCGAAAATGCCAAAAGTTTTGTCAGTAATATACCGGTATTTTTGGCATTTTTGAGAGAATGTGGTTTAGAAGGAAAATTGAATGGACCAGTCCAATTGGAAAACGCGGTAGTGCAGTCAGTTGATTTGGACCAAAGTCATCCTTTGTTTGGCAAAAAAATCGTGATGACCAAAGTGAGAGATAAAGAAATCATTGAAAAACTTGGAGAATTCGGCGCGACCTTGGAAGATTCGGTAAATAAAACAACTTTTGCATTGATTGTAAAATCAAAAGAGGATGAATCAAATAAAACCAAAAAGGCGAAGGATTTAGGAATTCCAATTTATACTCCGGAAGAATTCAAAGCTGCATTTTTTGTATGAACTCTAATAATCGATATGTTGAATATATTTACTCAACGTATACAATACCGGCAAGGTCGCTAAAAATCCAGTAAAAATCAAACCACCGGTCAAAATATTTTTATTGAATCCTGTAATTTCTTCTTCTATCACTTCCATTTTAGGTTCTACGGACCAAATGTTACTTTTACCGTCTTGGTCTTTTGACCTTCCTAACCGGGTATTTTTGTTGAATGATTTATCTGTAGTATCTAGTTCTAAATGATTCTTGTTATTTTCATCATTGTTCATCGTTAGTAAATGATTCTTTTTATTATAAAGAAAAGAACGAGTAAAAGCGTCATTATGGTAATAATGTAATAAATAAATAAAAATCATAAGTGTTTTTTGCATCATTTTTCTTTTTATTTGATGTAATCTATTTTTATGTTTTTAACTCATTGTTTTACTTTTACATAAATACTCTAAATAAACATAATAAATACAACCCTATATTTTATTTATTATGACCGAATTTGTAGGAACCATCGACAACTCTCTTTTGCAAAAATACGAAGTCAAATTATACGGATCTGACCGCGATACCTACAACATCATCAATGATTTTTTAGAAGATAACCCGAGCGAACGCGCCTTCTATATTATCGATTTAGGTGAAATCACTACTTCATATGCAACATGGACCCGACTTTTACCCGACGTAAAACCATATTACGCCGTGAAATGCAATCCTAACCCGGTTCTGCTCGATGTATTGGCATCTTTGGGCGCGAATTTCGATTGTGCCAGTGAAAATGAAATGAAAACCATCATCGAAATTACCAAAGACCCTTCACGAATCATCTTCGCCAATCCATGTAAAATGTCGTCGCAAATTAGATACGCGAGAGCGAATGACGTCGACCTCATGACATTTGACTGTGAAGAAGAATTGTATAAAATCAAATTATATCATCCATATGCCAAACTCATCCTACGCTTAGCCGTCGACGATAGTAAAAGCAAATGCCAATTCAATAAAAAATTCGGCTGTAAATTGGAACAAGTCGAAGAATTATTAAAAATCGCCAAAACCTTGAAAATAGAAGTCGTCGGGTTCAGTTTCCATGTTGGCAGTGGATGCACATCCGCCTCTAATTTTTACGATGCAATCAACACATGTAGAGAAGCGACTGATATTGCCAACCAAATGGACATCACTATTTCAATGATTGATATTGGCGGCGGATTTCCCGGACTAGACCGAAACATTAAATTCGAAGACATTGCCAATAGTATTAATATGGGTATTCACGATTTTTTTGGTGAAGATTTGGAAAATGGTTGCATTCAATTTATTGCTGAACCGGGGCGATATTTCGCGGAAAAAACTCATACACTCGTGCTAAATGTTATCGGTAAGAAAAAAATTACGGTCGATGACGAACCCGTCATTGTATATTATTTGAATGATGGTATATATGGTTCATTTAATTGCATCTATTTTGACCATAGTAATCCCACTGTTTTACCTTTTAATGAGAGAGACGGAAAACTACATAAAAGTCGTCTTTTCGGCCCCACTTGTGATAGTATAGATTTAATCAGCGAAAATGTCATGTTGCCCGAATTGGCGATTGGCGAATGGGTATATGTCGAAAATTTCGGGGCGTATACTGTCGCGGCCAGTTCCAGTTTCAATGGTTTCAAAACCAGTATTTGCAAATATATATTCAGGTCCTAAGTCATAGGTCCACCCGTCTTATTTGATACCAAGTAAAAGATATCTACTATAGTAAAATGATACTATGAATAGATATATATAAATCACATTCATGAAGGAATAGGTAATTAGTTTCACCGTATTTTTATAATTTAATTCTATATCACATAATTTATTCAATACAATAATATTATTTACAAACAATAACAGGACAATATATTTGAACGCCGAATTAAATGGGTATTCCCATAATAATCCAAAAAAGAATCCCATAAATGTATTTGGGTCCGTTCCAATTTGTTCCGTATAACGAGCCAAATAATAATAAAATTTGTAAAAGAAGGCGACAAAATCGACATAGACCACATGATTACAATTTTGACATACTATAAAATGCATCTTCAATAGAATTCGCGGGGTTTCAAATTGCCCCGTTTTTTTAACCTGGTGCAATGTTTTGTCAAAATCGAAAATCATATAATCCCCCATATTGATTTTGTGTTCCAAATTAAAATTGATAAACTCGGTAATCGTATCATTGTTGTTGTTCGTTGCCCCGATAATAATTCGATAAAAATCGATGCCGTCAAAATTATATAAAATGCAATCCCTGTGTGGTATCAAATTTGCCGCCGCGCCATACAAATTCATCTTGTTGAAATTCGGTTTGGGATTTGAATAATATATCTCATTCATTTCGACCACATGTTTCAATATACAATTTGACTTATTATCGCATATACTATTCCATAATTTATCATATTGAATTCGGTCAAAATTATCTTTGAGTTCACCGGCCAAATCATTATAATATGTATGATGGGTAGTGGTCGTTTTGTCGGTAACTAAATTGATATATTCTTTACCGATATTACCTAATACATTTTGTAAATGGTTCGGTAATTTTCCAATACCTACATTTCCATCTATACTGTCCCGGTGGGTAAATATGCTTTTCATTTATATATAGATAAAGTATATATATTTATATAGTTCAACCGTTTAAATATACACTTATATACTTTGTTATAGTATGAGTTACGTATTGGTGAGTGGTGGTCTAGGATTTATTGGTTCACATACCGTAGTTGATTTATTAGAAAAAAACTATGACGTTATTATTGTCGATAATCTAAGTAACTCGCGTCTCGACGTATTGGATAAAATCGTCCAAATAACGGGTAAAACGCCCCTCTTTTTCAATATCGATATCACAAATAGGGTAGAATTGGAAGATGTGTTTCGGTCCCATTGCATCGAAAGCATCATCCATTTTGCCGCGCACAAAGCAGTCGGTGAATCTATACAAAAACCCCTCATGTATTACCAGAATAATATAGTAAGCACCCTCAATTTGCTGTTTTTATGTGAAACGTATAAGGTCGGGCATTTCATCTTTTCTTCATCGGCTACGGTATATGGAAATGGCGAATCGCCGTTACCAGAAACGGCACCGGTGGGCCTACAATTGACGTCGCCCTACGGTAAAACCAAATATTTTATCGAAGAAATATTGGCGGATTTCCATCGGGCCAATCCCTCTACCAAAATCGTGATTTTACGCTATTTCAATCCGGTAGGGGCGCATTCATCCGGACTCATTGGCGAAAATCCTAACGGAATTCCAAATAATCTAATGCCGTATATTTTGAAAGTGGCCATGAAAAACAATCTCGACCCGACCATGGATGAAGTGTATTCTTATTTAAATGTCTTTGGTAATACCTATGAAACGAGAGACGGGACGGGTGAACGTGATTTCATCCATGTCCTCGATTTGGCCGAAGCCCATAGTAAATCCTTGGAATATATCAAGTCCAGGGTGGATATTGGGTTTGATATATTTAACGTGGGAACGGGCAAATCGACCAGTGTATTAGAATTAGTTCGCACCTTTAGCGTAACTAACAAAGTCGTGGTTCCTTACAAAATATTGGATAAACGCAGTGGCGATATTGGTTCCGTATATTGTGATACTACTAAATTGGAAAACGTATTACGGTGGAAAGCAAAATATGATATTGTAGATATGTGCAAAGACGCTTATCGTTTTGTATTGCCAAAATAATTGGATGTAGTAAGTATCTATCAAAATTTGATAAGTGAATCATCGAATGGAATGCATAATATATCAATTATAATTGATTGAAATATTATTTTCTTGTTTTTCTTGTCTTTCTCGACCTTCTATTTTTTATTGATTTCTTTGATTTTTTATGATTCTTTCTTTTACCACCTCTTTTATTTGGATTTTTTAATACTTCTTTCTTTATTCCTTCATTCATATCTGTATCTGATTCATCACAATAAAAGATTTCATTACCGCCACATCCAGGACAAATTAATATATCATGCTTTAATAATCGTTCTTTTACATATTTATATATATCGTTTGTATAATTAATTAAACACAGATGGTGCATGTATTGGTCACATTTTTTACATAGAGCGCAAACCATTACATTTGTTTTATCAACATACTTTTTACAAAGAGGACAGTTATGTTTACTCATTCTCTATAAATAATATGTATATTTTTTATTAAATGAAATGCCCTAAATATTTTCATTGAGTAAAGGTCTAATAATTATACAATATTCGTATATCGTGTGCACAATTGTAAAACTCCATCAATTCGGGATGTTTTTTATTTACGATATACCACATATTGATTTCCCACATGATATGATTCCGTTCACGTATGGTTCGTAATATTTCGGCTTTTGCTAAATACGCGAATTTTAATAGCGAATCGACGTCTCCGCCAAATACGGAACCGGCGAATGTCCACGTAATCGTTTCATATACATTATATGATATGGAATAATCCTTCCATTTACACGATGCAATACGCAGAGTATTATATGATTTGTTGACCATTTGGTGAATTCCTTGCGCCATTTTTTCATCATCCCGAATCATATGATATATACCAAAATCTATCCATATATATTGGTTGGTTTTCCACCAATTCAAATCGATGGCTCTCTGCACCCATTCGGTTTTATTACATTGGACGAAAATATAATCCAAGGTATCTTTCTCCGGATTACCCGTATTAATATTAAATTTCGTCAATTGGTCTTTATAATTATATAAATAGATTTGTTCCTTTTCATATACAATGAATTTGGTCAAGGGGTATACTGCTTCTTCATCGGCCTTTTTGAAATAATTATTATACGAATAACTATCCATAAATATAATTTTGGGGTTCGGTATAGAGAGCAATTTTTTACCATATTCAATGTAGGTATCGAGAGAACGAACCTTATTCACATTGATATTACTCATAAACGCGCTCACGATAGTGGCATTATATGATGAAGGGAGGGTCGATATAGAAGAAGTAACTGTTTGCGGATACAATTCGGTAGAATAATTGAATATAACAAAATCTTGGGCATAATAATCGCGAATTGTTTTTACCGCTTCCTCGTTTAATAGGGAGCGATAATCAATTTCTATACCGGTTCTGTTTTTATTGGTATGAACATCAAAATCCGTATATCCCAATTTATGCATGTCTTCTTTCAAATGTTCCGTGCGGACAATTTTCACATTTGGTAAGACATTACCAAATTCGTCTGTGAAAAATTTGAATTGAGGCAATTTGTGATTATCATATGGGTGTGCTAAATCTTTATGTAAATAAAAGACAATTGCCGCAGCCACCTCTTCTTTGGTAGAAGATGGATTAATCCGTTTTGCCCAAAATAAGTCCGATATAATTCGATCATATGGATTCCTTACAGATGAAATGATGGTCATTTGGGGATTTTCTTGGAAATCGAACCATTTTTTTTCCTTGAGTATTTCTTGATAAGTGAAATGTTGTAATGACCGTTCTTGGGGGACACGAACTCGATTTAGTTTATCAAAATACCAACCATATATACTGTTTTCGTTTCTTTCAATACCGGTTTTATTATAAAAATAATCTTCGATGGACATACCTCCCGTTTTTGGAACATGAATGTAGAGAGTATTGATTGGTTTGAAATATGGCATTAGTATAAAATATATAAAAGAAATCGTTTATATATTTTACTTATTTTACATTATTTTTATATTGAACATCTATGTTATCAATCGATTGTTTCTGTGTATTTTGTATTGCATATTGCCCACATGGACCACAATGATCTTCATTCGATAAATCGACCTTATTATTCATTTTTTTATCACAATAATCTATATTCCAACGCCCCAATGGTTTTGGCAAATCATTTTTCCGAATCCTCTTCATAATTGATTTTATTATATATTTTATAATACACTATAACCGAAAAATTGTTTAAGTTGTTTTGTTTACAGAACATTCGAAACCAGCGCCGATTTTATTTCTTTGGGTGGTTCGGCACATTTTGATGTAGGTGGTATTTCGATCGGATTTCGATTTCGATACGTATGATAATGTGATAATTTTTTTGCAAATCGAACATGTTTTGATTTTTTTCGTATTGTTTTTCTATTTTTGTATTTTCTATTTTTATACATACCTATATATAGTGTATATATTATACGTATACAGGTATTTTATCGATATTCATGATTGGGCTCTCTATTTTTTTCATCTTCTTCTCCGATATTTCAAACTGCGCAAAAAAAGGATAACATAATTGTTGATGTGGCAACTGTTTATGTGCGGTTCGAGCAATCATTTTATATAGTTTAAAATTAGGGTATCTCTCATCACCATTTTTTTTATATAAAAAGTTCTTACCATTATCATCTAAACACCAACGGTAAATTGTTTCTTGAAAATCATCTAAATCTATTGGATCGTCGTCGATTTCCATCATGAAATCAAATATGGAACACCCTAAACGACATAAATCAAAACTCATATTTGGTTCAAGACGAGGTTTATCTTCATCCATATATGGCTCAAAATTATATTGTGTAGCGGCGTCACCTCCACTTGCAAAACTATTACTGCAAAATAATTTACCTTGAAATTTATAGATACTTCTACCAAAGTCAATTATTTTATATATTCTTCCGTAGGTAGGAACCTTGTAATATTTTCCGTTGTAAATATAATATAAATACTCTTGGTCGGTTTCAATATACATTATATTATTTGTATGCAAATCGTTGTGTGTAAATTGAAATGCTTTTTGGTAAGTAATTAATGTCATTACAATTTGCATCATGGCAGATGCTCCTTCTTTATTATCAAACGTGTCTTTTTCAAATAATTCATCGATAGTGCCTTTACATTTTTCTAGACATATCATTTGCATTGGAAAATCATTAATATATGCAAATATTTCATCCTCCTCGTCCTCCTCATCATCATCCTCCTCATCCTCCTCCTCGTCCTCCTCCTCGTCCTCATCCTCATCATCCTCCTCATCATCCTCCTCATCATCCTCCTCATCATCCTCCTCATCTTTTTCTTCTACCGATTGATCCTCACTAGTATAATTCAAATCACTTTTATCAGAATCACAAGATGAACTACTACTACTGCTCGAATGAATCGATTTATTATAAACAAGTTCACTATCATCGACATTTTCGCTATTATTATTATTATCAGATGAATCTATATCTAAAACTGAAATCGCGGATATATTATGATCATTCGATAATGTCGAAATCACCAATTTTTTTTTATTACCTCTAGAGCCATACTGTAAAATATCATTTTTTTGAGTTTCAGATATTGAAAATAATATTCCTATATTATCTTTAAAATAAGTAGAATTATGTAAATATTCTAAATCATCCGTTACATTTGCCTTGAATTTTTTTTGAATTCCAAGAAAAGAACCATAAAAATCAATTCCGTGAACAAATCCATGATGATGTAGCAATTGACTACTTAAATAACTAAAAAAACAATCGGTATATGCGGCATTATTTGGATCTACAACATTCTCTAAACAATCACTTTTGTTTGTAAGATTTGGTAAAACCAATAGTTTTTCAGCCGAATTCTTATATTTTCCAATCATATATCGAACTGGGTCGACCAATGGGGAAAACTTGATAAAAACATCTTGTTTGTGGCTATCTTTTTCTTCTAAAGATTCAACCGTTTTCATATTGACAAAATGATATCGATTATTTAGAGAAATATGATTATAGTTTGAATCATTCATTTCAAAAAAAATCTTGTATATTGGATTGTAATTTTGTAACATAGATATCGAGAAAGGTTCGTATCCGTTTGTTATATCAATGATATTATACACTTCTTCTAATTTTAAATACTCTAAATCTAATTCATTTGTTTTACAATAATTTATTTTAAACTTTTCATTTCCTAAATCTGTCATTTATACTTTCTGTATATTTAGTGAAGAATATTAAAACAGAAGTAATTAAACTTATTTTTATACAAAAATCCTCTTTATATACGTTGTTGGTTCAATAATATTTTATAGATATAGATAAATTCATATTATTTAGGAAAACAATGACATTAGAGCTTAAAAAATTTGATATGCGATCAATTACATTCAAACCAGATGAAAATAAAGGCCCGGTGATTGTAATGATTGGGAGACGTGATACTGGTAAATCATATTTAGTGCGAGATTTATTATATCATCACCAAGATGTTCCTATTGGAACCGTTATATCCGGAACAGAGGCGGGTAACGGATTTTATGCAAGTCATGTGCCAAAGCTATTTATACATGAGGAATATAATACCGTATTAATTGAAAATATTTTAAAACGACAAAGAACTGTTTTAAAACAAGTCAACAAAGAGATAGAGATGTATCGCAAAACTACGATAGATCCGAGAGCATTTGTCATATTAGATGATTGTTTATATGACCAATCGTGGACCCGTGATAAAATGATGCGTTTGCTATTTATGAATGGTAGACATTGGAAGGTTATGTTGATCATTACTATGCAATATCCTTTAGGTATTCCGCCAAATCTTCGAACAAATATAGATTATGTTTTCATTTTGAGAGAGCCATATATGACCAATCGTAAAAGAATATGGGAGAATTATGCATCCATGTTTCCTACGTTAGAGGCATTCAATTCAATTATGGATCAAACCACTGAAAATTACGAATGTTTGGTTATAAATAATAATGCAAAATCGAATAAGTTACAAGACCAAATATTTTGGTATAAAGCAGAGGGGCGACCAGACTTCAAATTGGGATCAAAAGAATTCTGGGAAATTTCAAAAAGTATGGGTTCAGATGATGAAGATGAAGCATATGATCCAAGTAAATCAAAAAAGAAGGGCGCAGCGCCCGCAATTAATGTAAAAAAAAGTAAATGGTAAAGCAAAATAAAAAATGAGCCCGAAGACCCACTTTTTATTTTATTTTTTAGGCAAAGTTTGATGAAATTTTTTGTAATAATTGATTTGATGCACTACTGCATTGGCTGATGGTAGATCGACACATCGCACAATCGACAGTTGGTTTGTTAGTTGACTTGATTTGACCAATGATACAGTCACCGCAGAATGAATGACAGCAACCAAGTTGAACCATAGTGTCGTTCGTCATATCGGTATAACAGATGGGGCATTCGTCGTGCGATTCCTTCATTAAAGATGCATTATAATTTATTTTTATAGGTTTTTTTACCGCAACCACAGGAGCAACCATAGATGGTTCATTATGATGCAGGCGATTATAAAATTCAATGTTGTTATTTAACCAAATTCTAAAACGTGCCATATCTAGCAGATTTCGGCCACTTTGTTTAATCATATTATCTAACGTATATATGGCAAAACGTAAGGTTTGTTCGGTTGTTACAATACCAGCAAACAGATTCGCCGAATATATACTAATGATTGGCATGGCGTTGGGCGAATGGTCGTTTCGTAGTTCATTTTCAGCATATCCAATGTAATAGGTATGTAATTTTTCCCGATACTCATTACGCTTTGTTCGCGAGTTTGTATCCAATCGGTTCAATCTTGCTAATATTTTATACTCACTCGTAGATAATTTATCTAACCATATTTTGTGAGTTTTCTCCGCATTCGGACGTCTTTTTAGATAACGACAGGTAGTCAAATACATAAACTGTGCGCTTCTATGTAAGATATCAATATCTGGATCACTACAGTTTCGAATATTATGACCGGTGCATTTGCAAAATGAACAACGCGATGGAGTATTGATTCTATGCGTAGGAACAACAAACATACTGTTGATCTCTTGAATTGGATTGAAGACAATTGTTTCGTTACTGGTGGTTGTTGACATTATTTAAGTAGGTTTTAGATTGGTTTTTCATGGGTGGTTTATATAATTTTGTGAAAAAGTATTTCAATTTTTTACAAAATTATTATTCGATTGCCAATTGAAGAATAATATATTTATTGACGTAAGTAAATATATTATACATCAGTATCCATCTCAACTTGAATACTATCTGCACGCTGTTCATTGATTTCAGCTGCTTTGGTATCGTCTTGTTTTAGAATACTTTCCCGTAACATTTCATTTCGAATATTAGTAGTCTCAACGTCAGCGGCTTCACGTTCCTCGAAATCGACCTTTTCGCGCACACCAATTAAATTACCATCTTCATCCATAGTTTGAGTCAATACGTTTCCGGATTTTTCAGCTAATTTAATGTTTTCTTCGATGGCCTTCTTCTTTGTATCTTTGATACGTTGTTCAAATTCCTGTTTCGCTTTGGTCTCGTTTTTCAATTTTTCTTGATGAAGTTTGTTCAATTCCTCCTCCATAAATTCAACACGTCCAGTCTTGTAAGCATCTGGATCCCAAGGAATCCACATACCCACTGGACCTACAAAAATATCGTGATTAGGATCATACTCACGTAATTTCTTGCACTGCATTTCCGCTTCTTCTTGAGTTGAAAATACACCACGAACTTTCAAACCTCTTACTGATGTTTGGAATGCATTTTCACGTTGAAATTGTGTGGCAATACGATCTTCATTTTTATCCATAAATGTATTAAAGTCATCTTCAACAGATGATTCTTTTAATTTGACTTCTTCTTCTTTAGAGAATTCATTGAAATCATTCATAACATCCTCCACATTTAGATTATATTTATAGGATAAAAAATGGATAAAATCAAAAAATTTAGTCATTGATTTAGTGAAATCCCATTGCTTTAAAAAATGCTCAAAAAAATATAATTCGCGTTTCTTTAGAATCTTTTCGGGGGAAACAAATGACATACATACGAATTTTTGCCCGGCAATGGGAGTATCCTCATCACATAAATCGATGTATTTAGGATTTGGTTTTCCGTTTTCTAAATTTTTTCGTTCGAACCCAGACATTCTATAAGGTATTTAGGGAAATATATGTTTAAGTGTTTTTTAAATAAAATATATATTTTTAATTTTTTTTATTAGTATTATTATATAATAGTGAGAATGTCCTCCAGTTTCGATTTAGCCGAATTAGTAAAACGTATCATCAAGTACTTGATTGAAGGTCTTGCCGTTGCAATTGTTGCAATGATTGTTCCTCGTAAAGCTCTTAATGTTGAGGAAATCCTGGTCATTGCTTTGACCGCTGCCGCCGCATTCAGCATCCTAGACGTATTTGTTCCATCTATGGGAACATCCATGCGTGGAGGTGCCGGATTTGGTCTAGGCACTGGTTTAGTAGGTGGTCTAAAACTAGCTGCTGTATAAATCTTGATATAATATGAAATAATGTTGTTTTCAATAAACAATATTATTTGTTTCTTCATACTGTCGGGAAAAATTCCCAATCTAAATCATTGCACACCTTCTTCCATATCATGTCTTGTTCCAATTGTTTTTCTCGATCTTTCATCATTGGAATATACGGTAAATATTGAGTTTGATCTAACAAAACACACAATTGATAAAGCGTGTAGGTATAATTAAAAAAATTCGTTCGATTTGCCGGACAATGAACTGCCCAAGGCTTTTGTATTTCAATAAACAACACACATAGGGTCTCATGTAGTTCTTCATTCATAATTGGCGGTTTAATACCAAACATAGAATTGATATATTGAATATGTTCGAAATATTTGTTCAGACCTAATTTACGTAAAATATCGCGCATTTTATCGTAATTAATGAGAGACATATCGGTAATGCGCTCTTTCTTGATGCGATTACGAATAGCCGATATAACCTCGTCCGGTATTTGAGTCGTCTCTTTGGCTTGAAATTGTGATAATATCTCTTTGAAATGGTTTAGACGAATATATGCTGTATATGATACTTCGTTCGGTGGCTCTTTGTTGGTGGGTTTAGAACTATCTACAATATAAGTAATAAATTTACCACACTTCAAATTGTTACATATTAAAATGCCTTCTTCATCTTGTGGTATAAGCTCTCCTTGATGACATATTTCACATATGTCAGAGGGAACGACAAAATCATGTATATCCAATATTTCATTATTTACATTTTTCCAATAATTGTAATAAGAATTTTTCGATTGAATGTATTTTTCACTATTCAGATTCGAAGATTCTTGTGTTTTTGCTCTTATTTTAAAAAAAGAATTGAGTATATTTACGTTTTGATTATTATCTCCACTGGATACCTTCTTTTTTTCCTCAAAATATTCAAAAATGTGTTTTGAATTTTGTAGTAAATACTCTTTCCTTTTCGATTTAAGTTGTTGAATTTCTACTTTTAGTTTGCGTATTTTATCTTGAATATCCATACATATATCGATTTTACTATTATCTAACTCACGTAATTTCTGTTTTAATATTTTTTTTTCCTTCATCAAACTTGGAATGATATTCGTCTCTAAATCGTGAAAATGATTCAACATTTCAGTATGTTTTTCATCAATTGTATTCGCATTATGTGAATTTTTTATTATTAATTTTTTATTTTGGTTCATACATTTATATGGCGGCTTTTTTTATGTTTCTATTTGGATAATAAATATTTTTGTATGATTTCTACTCTAATATTGTAGTTTTTTATGGCGCACTTGTGATCTACACTATATATGCATATGCTTTAGTAAATTTATGTATACATATACTAATATGAACATTGTTAATTATTTGTTATCCATATTTTTCAAAGAAGAAATTGTAAATACTACATTATTGGTAATCTTCAGTTTTGTCATAAATATTTTTCAAACGAATATCATATCCTATATAGGTGCAAATATCATCGGATTTGTCCAAAAAAATAACGAGCACCAAACAACCGTTTATTTCAAATATTTTGTAGCCGTTTCTGTTTTATATATCATATTCTACTATTTTTATAAATTTTTTCAAAACAAATTATTGACCAAATTGAGACAGTGGATTCGTCATGAATTGGTGAAAATGGTTTTATTAGTGAATAACGAAAATTTCAAGAACATTAATTTTACCAAATTGAATTCACCAATCAATCGCATATCATCCGTATGTTTTATGGTATTTAATGATATTATTACCTATTTGTTACCGAATATTACATTTTTATTTATTATTGCGATTTACTTTTTTTCAATAAATATTGAAATAGGTATTACATTTGTGATTAGTAATATATTGTTGGCTGGATATCTATATTATTCATGGACATCTATGCTTGGTAAGAATGAAGACTATGAGAAAATGGTTAGCGAAAATGAAGCATATTTGGTGGAAATATTAAATAATATTGACAAAATTATATCGAGAGGTCAAGCAGATAATGAAATTGACGTTTTTTTTAAAAAAACAGAAAAAACAATCAATAGCGCGTTTGATTTTTATTCAAATACAAATAATCACGGTATTGTTATGAATATACTTGCTTTTATTGGATTATTTATATTGATCGGGCAATTGATACGTCTCTATTTTACGAAAAAGATTGATTCAACCACATTTGTCACTTTTTTCACAATTTTGCTTTTGTATAGAGAGAAAATTACTACTACGATTCAACAAATACCTGATTTTATCGAATTTTTGGGTAGATCCGATTCAGTAATGAAACATTTTTATAACATGGATTCAGATTTGGAAAAAATATACAATAATAATTATTTATCGAGAGAATTGAAATTCGATTCGGTAACCTTTGAAAATGTCACCTTCCAATATGAAGGTCAGACAAAACATATAATGAAAGAATATAATATTCATTTGAATTTACACGATAAAATAATCGGTATTATCGGATTATCGGGAAATGGTAAATCAACCTTTGCAAAATTAATGATAAAAATGTATACGCCAACGAGCGGAGAAATCTATATTGATGATGTAAATGTTAAAGAGGTCGATGGAAATTATATACGTAGCCAAATGATTTATATAAATCAAAATTCTAAATTATTCGACCGAAAAATAATTGAAAATATTTTATATGGATGTTATGATTTAGATATATGTAATGGTTATTTGGGAGAAATAATGAAATACCCAAAAATACGAGATTTATTTAATCATATGGACATACATAAGAAAAAGGCCGGACTGTTTGGCGAAAATTTGTCTGGTGGACAGAGACAAGTGGTGAATATAATCGGCGGTTTAGTGATTCCTTCTAAAATAGTTATATTAGATGAACCAACAAATGCACTTGACGGAGAGCTAAAACACGAAATAATACAATTGATTACTGATTTTAAAAAATACAAAAAATGTATTATTATCATATCACATGACAAAGATATATTTAGATTGTTTGACGAGACAATTCGAATATAATGAATAATATTTTTCGTATAAACAGTTTATTATCAATATTCCTAAATAATATAGTATTTTCATGGATAATCAAAAACATTTAGACATACCAGATAATATTAAAATGGACCGTAAATATTTTCAAAAATTGGTGTTTCTAAATAATGCTTTGAATGATGGATGGACAGTTAAAAAATCTGCCGAAAACTATATTTTTACGAAAAAACACGAAAACAAACGCGAGATTTTCCAAGAAAACTATTTGGAAAACTTTATAATATCAAATTTGAAGAATTGATACGGTAGTGACAGCATAATACAGGTATTCTTTTTATTTTGTATAAAACATATGTATTATACAAAAAGTCAATATTAATTCACAATTATATTTAATTTAGCAATATAATCAAAATTATTTTCTTGGAATAGTATATAACCTAGAAAAATGGGTGGAGCACTAATGCAGCTAGTCGCCTACGGCGCACAAGACGTTTTCCTTACTGGAACACCAGAAATTACCTTCTGGAAGGTATCATACCGCAGACATACTAACTTTGCCATGGAAAGTATTGAACAAACTTTCTCTGGACAAGCCGATTTTGGACGTAGAGTAACCTGCACCATCTCAAGAAATGGTGATTTGGCTTACAGAACTTACTTACAAGTCACTCTTCCTGAAATCAACCAATCCCAAGCCACCTCTGGAACCAATGGTGTCTATGCTCGTTGGTTAGATTTCATTGGTGAACAATTAGTTTCCCAAGTTGAAGTTGAAATTGGTGGCCAAAGAATTGACCGTCAATATGGTGATTGGATGCACATCTGGAACCAAGTCACCCTTTCATCTGAACAACAACGCGGATACTTCAAGATGATTGGACATACCACCCAATTAGTATACATCACCGATCCAACCTTCGCTGATGTTGCTGGTGCATGTTCATCAAGTGGAGGACCAAACCAAGTTTGTGCTCCAAGAAACGCTTTACCAGAAACCACCCTTTACATTCCTTTATTATTCTGGTTCTGCAGAAATCCTGGACTTGCTCTTCCTTTAATCGCTCTTCAATACCACGAAGTCAAAATCAACATTGATTTCCGTCCAATTGGAGAGTGCTTATGGGCTGTCAAATCCATGAACTCAACTGATGGATCAACCCAATCAGTTACCAGTTGCTACCAACAATCCCTTGTTGCCGCATCTTTATACGTTGACTATATCTTCCTTGATACTGATGAACGCAGAAAGATGGCACAAAACCCACACGAATACTTGATTGAACAACTTCAATTCACTGGTGATGAATCAGTTGGATCTTCATCAAACAAGATCAAACTTAACTTCAACCACCCATGTAAGGAATTGATCTGGGTTGTTCAACCTGATTCCAACGTTGACTACTGCTCATCCCTTGAATCTGGAACTACCTTATACAAGACTCTTGGTGCTCAACCATTCAACTACACTGATGCCATTGATGCTTTACCAAATGCTATCCATGCATTCGGTGGACAAGATGCCACTGGTGGATCCAATGCTTTCATCGTAGCATCTACTGGATTATTCCAATTACCAGGTGCATATGATGTTGCCAGTGCTGGAGGTAATGCTGATTGGGCAACTGCTGGTGCTGATTATGCTGCATTCACTTCAGACGGAGCTGGTGCAGTTGCCACTGCATCTGGATTATCCGATGCTGGAACCTTCGTTCTTGCCGAAACCGCCCTTGACATGCATTGTTGGGGAGAGAACCCAGTTGTAACTGCCAAATTACAACTTAACGGACAAGATCGTTTCTC